CTTAATTTGGCGGCTAACGATTATATTGAAATGTATGGATCACAAACATCAGGTGGTGCGCTTTCGGCTTTTGCAAGAGATAGTGAATTGGCATTTCAAGCAACTTATTTAGGAGCATAAAACTATGGAACTTTGGGAAAAAATTATTGAAGCATATCCAGAAATAAGTCCGACAGAGGATTTTACAAATTTAGGTATTTGGTTGCAAGATGATTCAGATGGTCTTGGTGCTTATATTGCCAAATGGGAATATAGCCAACCAATACCAGAGGGTTTAACACTAGGCAAACCTTCCGCTTAATTTAATGAAACCTTGGTTATCTAAAGCAGCAGTTCAGTTGCGTGAACAGATTGATGATTGCTTCCCAGAGCGTTTGCGCAAATCTGATGGGTGGATTGGTGATGCTAGACATAGCACACGAAAAAGCGATCACAACCCAGACACAAATGGATGCGTGCGAGCAATTGATATTGACGCTCGGCTTTCTGACGACAAAGGGCTTTCAGCATATTTGGCAGATCAAATTCGATCATACGGGAAAACCAATGGTCGCATCAGTTATGTAATACATCAAGGCAAAATTGCCTCACCAATTCTCAGGTGGCGTTGGCGCAAGTTTTCTGGCAATCCTCACCAACACCACATCCATGTAAGTTTCAAGAAAGATCAAGATAAGAATTCTGAGTTTTTTTATATCCCACTACTAGGAGGCAACGCATGAAACTATCAAACAAACACAAGGCAGCAATTAAGTCATATTTAAGAGCTGTGGCTGCTTCCGGTATAACTGTCCTGTTGGCAATTGTTGCTGACATCCGACCAGAGTTTGCAATCCTTGCTGGAGCATTGGTTGCACCATTGGCAAAAGCATTAGATCCAAAATCAGGGAGCGAAGTTGATTATGGAATCAATGCGAAATGACAGCCAACGAATGGGTTGGTATAGCCGTTGGCGTATCCGCCATATCTACAAGTTTGTTACTGGGTCTGCGTTGGGTTATTAAATCCTACTTACAAGAATTAAAACCCAATTCTGGAAGTTCAATCAAGGATCAAATTACAAGACTTGAACAGCGTGTCGATGATCTGTTTGTTTTAATTAGTAAGCGATAATTTTAATTATGGCGAACACACGAAAACCTATCAAACGCAAAAAGATCAATCGTCGAGTCGTTCGCCAAACTCCTGAGCCATTAAGCAAAATAGACCAGCATTACTTGGCTTTGCATGAATGTTACAAAGCAGCTAGAAAAGCAGGATTTACGCCTGAACACGCTTTCTGGCTTATGACTGAACATAAAACCTTTCCTGATTGGGTCGTGGGCGATGGTGGGATTATTCCTTCTATAGATCCAACTGACGATGAGGATGACGATTAAGGTCAATCGTAGGTATCTTGTAACGCCTGACTTGCAGATTCCTCTGCATCATCCAAAGGCAGTTTCGAATCTGATTAAAATGGCAAGACACGAAAAGTTTGATTTTGTATTAAATGTTGGTGATGAAATGGATCTTGGTTCACAAAGCCGTTGGGCAAAAGGGACAAAGTTAGAATTTGCGGAAACCCTTGATGAGGAAAGAAAACTTGGTCAAGAAATACTTTATGATCTAGGCACGACCGATATTGTCAGATCGAATCACACAGATCGAATTTATCAAACCTTGCTTAAAGGTGCGCCATCACTTATTGGATTGCCGGAATTGGCTTATGACAAGTTTATGGATTTCAGCAGCTTAGGAATTAGATTTCATAAAAGAGCCTACGAGTTCGAAAAGGGCTGGCACTTGGCTCATGGCGATGAAGGCAACATGTCCAAGCATGCCGGTATAACTAGCCTTAATCTCGCCAAAAAGTGGCATTCTAGCGTAGTTTGTGGGCATAGCCATCGTCAGGGTGCAGTCCGACACCAAACCGGCTTAAACGGGCGTTATTCAACGATTTGGGGCATAGAAGCCGGTCATCTCATGGATATGCGTAAGGCGACTTACCTAAAATATAACTCGGCCGACTGGAATATGGGCTTTACTGTCCTTAGTTTTGGCAATAAAGGACATCAAGTTGAGTTGATTCCGGTCAATCATGACGGATCATTCACCTATAATAGACGGACTTATGGGTCTTGAAACCGATTATCACGAACGCACGATTGATGACCATATCGATGATTTTGAGGATATTAGCGTTATCTAATCGTTATACAACACTCCGAAAGAAAATAACTAAGCGTCCTTGATTTAAGTCATACTTTATGTATTCACAGAGATACTGTGGATATGTAGGGAGCGACATGAAACTAGATACAAGTAATCGAGGCACAGCCTTAGATTATGCACAACGTGGATGGGCTGTTTTGCCATTATTACCACGCAAAAAAGATCCGCACTTTGACTTGGCTCAAAGGGCTTACCTATCAGCTACAACCGACCAGAAACTTATTAATTTTTGGTTTGATTATGATGACAATATCAACATTGGAATTGCCTGTTATCAATCAGGCTTGGTGGTGTTTGATATTGATTACCGCAATGGTGGCGAATTGTTACCAGAGTTTGAGCCAACATACACAGTTCAAACCGGTGATGGCTTACACCTTTACTACACAGCTGCAAAATCTGATGTATTCAAGGGGAAATTAGTTGATGGAATTGATATTAAATGGAAGGGTTATGTTGCAACCGCACCATCAACCCATCCGTCAGGAGCAAGATATACAGTAATCGATGACCGAAATCCGGTTGCGATGCCTAAACAAATAAGGGAGTGGGCAACAAAATGAAAATCAACGGAATTACCATTTTATGGTTCATGATAGCAACCGGCTTATTAGCCTATGCAGTCAGTTTATGGCAAACCGAAATCTACAATCGGGGCTATTGGCGTGGGCGTGCAACGGGTTGGGATATGCACCGCAGAATGATTACCATTAAACAGCAGTCAGATGAAGTCTTTGATTATGACAAAAACTGAGCAGCTCTTTGATGAAGCCATCACAACTATCCAGTCAAGAGGTGTCGTGTATGGGCATCCTTTCTACAACATGGAGCGAATCTCAAAGCTGGTCAGTTCGTATTTGGAATACCCAGTCATGCCTCATGACATCTGTATCTTTAACATCTTGCAAAAAATTAGTCGTTTGCAGGAAAGCCCAGGACATCACGACAGTCTTGTGGACATTGCAGCATACATCGGTATTTACAAAACAGTTTACGATGCCGAAATCGACAGCGACTTCAAAAAAGGAGATGATCTGTAATGGCATTCAATCTTGAGGATTACGAGGATGTGGCAACCCTAAACAAATGGTTCATTGCCAACTATCCAATGGGTCGATCTGATATATCAGTTATTAGCCACGATCCTGAAAAGGGTTATATCTTGGTGCAAGCAACCTTGTGGCGAGATGCAGCAGATCCAGCACCAGCAGTTAGCAACATTGCTTTTGGATCTAGAGAAACCTATATGGCTAATATGAAAAAATGGTATGTCGAGGATACTGCCAGCAGTAGTTTGGGAAGGGCAATAATAATTCTTAAAGGCTCAAACAAGACTGCTACAAAAGACAGCATGGAAACTGTTAAGGCAGATCAATCCTTTAAGGATAAGCTAGAAAGCCGCCAAAATATGTATGGCAAACCCGGAAGCAAGTCAGCACAAATTGAAACAATCCTAAGAGATAGTTTTGCAACTGATAAGAAAGAGCCTGAACCTGTTGCTTGGTCTGTTGGTGATGTTGTTGCTGAGATAGGTGCATCAATACCTAATGAGCCACCTGCATGTCAGCATGGGCATATTCTTAAAGAGGGCATTAGCAAGGGCGGAAAGCCATATCGGGGTTATGTATGCAAAGCAAAAGAATGTCCACCAAAGTGGGCAAAACTTACAGCTAATGGAAAATGGTATTTTGAAGGAGGTGAATAAATGGGTGAATTACAAATAATTGACGGCTCTGGCTTAACTGCCACCTTTACGGATGACGGAGTAAAAGTAGAGCCATCAATGGTTACTTGCGACTTATGCAACGATGACAGATTACTTCATGAGGGCGATCTGCTTCGATGTTATTCCTGCCATGCAATAAACCGAATTCCGTATCATGCCTAATTACGATTACATGTGCGATGGTGAGGGGTCATTGATTGTATTGGATTTACCAATGGATCATAAAATCCCTCATTGTCAAGTATGCAATGCACCTTTAAGGCGTGTGTTTACAGCTGTGCCAACGATCTTCAAAGGAACTGGATGGGCTGGGAAAGATGGTTAATTTCAGATGCAACTTCTGTTCAGCCAATACTGAGTTTGAATGGCTTGATGGATACCCAGAAGCTGATGGCTTTAGAGTTTATCAATGCCTAAAGTGTTGCGCTGTGGGAACAAAGAATCTAGCAGAATCAACTGATACTCAAGAGCCTGTAATGCGCTGCACTAAGTGTGGGTCTTGGATGTTTGCAGATAAGGAGTGCCATACATGTGCGCTGATCATGACGAAATGA